CCATTTTCTTTTTAATAGATTCTTTCTTATTGCCCGTAGGATCTATATATATTGCATCCATTTGAGTTTGGAGGTTTCTAAGTGTTTCTCTCATTTGTTCTTTAAGATTATTATCATCCAGCCAAAAGTCTATTTTAGCAGCTACAGATAATGGCTTTAACCTAGATGAAGCTTCAAGAGCTTTCTCAAAGTCATAACCAGTTGTTTTTGTGGCTAACTTTTCTGAGTATATTTTAAGGTTCTTTTTAGCATCTTCTATTCTGCTAAACGTAGCTGATTCTATACCGTTAGTTACTTTCTTTTCGAAATCGGCTTCGTTTAATGTCTTATTAAATTCATTAGACAACTGGTTTAACTTTTCATTTTCATTTTTACTTAGCTTCTTTCGATCTATTTGATTTAAATCAAAATCCAAATTAATACCCATGGTTTTAGCTATATTAGCATCAGCTTTATTCATACCATGCATATCTAATTTTTCTTTTTCCCATAGACGAATTTTTTCCCAGCCCTTACTAATAAGTTTCTTGAGATCAGCCCACATATTACCAGTTTCACCAAAGAAGAAAAGTAACGCAGCTCCAATGGCAGTAGCAATACCAGCTATCCAAGCAACAGCAATTCCACCTATTGATGCTAGAACAAAAGCTCCGATGGACCCTATAGTTTTAACAACTATAGGCGCAATAGAATAAGCTAGATATCCAAACATCAAAGCGAATTCTGTCATCATTCCTTCGTTACCAGAAATTTTAGCGATAAAGGCTCCTAGATAGGCACCTGCCCCTATTACTCCAAGTGTTCCCATACCTCTCGCCATTGCTTTCACACCAGCACTAGACAGAAGAATACCAATTTTATCACCAACTCCACTAAAGATCTTTAAAAGTATTGGAGCTGTTATTAATGCTGCTGCTATTAGACTTTTAAAAGGATTAGCTAGTATTGTTTGGACAATTGTAGGATCAGTTGAATCCGAAAGAGATTTTGCCTTTTTCTTTCTTTCAGCAATTACTTCTTTTTGAGTCTTAGTGTCTGTTGTAGGCGCAAGAGGTTCCTCAGCGTGTGCTTTAACGGCAAAGAAGATAGCAGTTGCGGCAGTAAGAGCGGCAGTGATAGCAATAAGATTAGCTACCTTCCCACCTTTACCTAACATAAAATTAGCAATTGCACCTCTACCTCCACCCAAAGCACTCATACGTGTAAAGAAATCAGTATAAGTTGTACTTACTTTTTCAAATACACTTTTAACTGGATCTATAATTTTAGATAATGAATTTCCAGAAATAAGATTTCCTAAAAAGCCTCCATCCCCTCCAAACTTACTGGCCCTGGTAAACATTCCTCCAATATAACCATTAATTTGAGAAAACTTATCCCCTATTGCTTTGGCCACGTTATAAACGCCATCTATTAAAAATCCACTTTTAGGATTTGATGCACGCCAAGCAGCACGCCAATTCGTAGATACTGCTGACGATGCAGCAAGATTCTTTGCTTTAATTCTCTCTAAAATTTGATTATATGCTGCTGAATAGTCCTCTATCTTTACTGTAGGACCGTATTGTCTTTTGAATGCTCTTTTAGCTAATGCCTCATCAGTGTTAATCTTTGAAGCTTTAGCCTTGTTTCCACCCCAAGCTTCAGGAATTAAGTCCATTGTCTTTGGGAGCATAGATGTTAGTTTAGCTTTTATATTCCCTTTAGTTTTGGCAGGATCATCTCCCAGCATCAACTTCTCAATAAAAGAAGCACCAGATTGAAGTTTAGCCTTAGCTATTGGTGCCACAGAATCACTTAATGAATCTACTAATCCTTTCATTTTACCAAATAGAGAAGTAGGTACTTTAGGAAATAGAAAAGAAAATAAAGGTGTTCCTGCTGTTATCTTTTGAGTAAGTTCCTTTATACCAGCAATTATAGGCTCTACAAATTTCCTTTGAAAGGTCTTACGAGTATCTTCTCCACCAAATACTATTGTAGAAGCCATCCCAAGTTTAGCAGCTAAATGTGCCATTCCAGAACCAGCAAAAATAGAGTCAAAAGCTCCTAATGAATCAGCAATCATACCAATCCAAGCAAGAGATTTAGCAGGACCGAGAGCACCAAATACATTACGTTCTATAAATCCACCTTTAGTTTTATTTCTTGCGAATACAAGATCACCCATAGTAGAAAGACCTTTTTCTACGGCCTTAATTGGTTTGACAAGGATTCCTAAAGATTTCATTATAGTCATAAGTCCTTTACCGAAAAGTAAAGTACCTATTACACCCATCACTCCTGATACTCCAAGCAGACTAGAGAAATTAAACATTCCTTTAACAGTACTACTTATTATACTTCCTATTGGTCCTAATTGATTTCCAATTACTTCTAAGAAGCCTCTACCAAAACCAGAGACAGCACTTAAGACTGCATTAAGAATTTCAGGTATTTGTCTAAGTGCACCACTAACACCCATTCCCACTGCATTACCAATAGCTCTAGTCAAAGTAAATACGAAACTACCTCCAACTAGTGCTATACCGAATGCTTCAGAAATAACTGTACTAGTTGTAAGAAAACTTGTCAAAATAGAAGTCAAAAGAGCTTTCTTAATTGGACCTGCAGGAAACATATATATTACAGCCAAACCCCCAATAGCAGTAAAAACAGCCTTCATAATGTCTGGAAATGCTTTAAATAAACTGTTTAAAACATCTTTAATATAAGCAGCTACATTTACAGAAACTGTCTTAAGTCCTGCTGACATATCTACTTCAAATTTAGGAATTGTTACTTTTATCCTGGTAAAAGTTCCTCCAAACACATCTTTTAGAGATGAACTTATCCCTAGAAAGCTAGCAATAGTTTTTGCAGCAAAATCTTTAATTCCAGCACCAGCTGAATTCCAAAGATCTTTTGCAGAACTTTGTATACTGCTTATAGTATCTGTCCAGTAAGAATGCCCAATTACTTTATCCCAGATTTCAAAGAAGCTATGAATTACATTTTTACTGAAATTCTTTATTTGACTAGCTACTTTATCTAGTGCAGTACCTAGATCTAAAGCTTCAACAAATTTATAAAATAATTTAACCATCTCATCAATAGTTCTGTGAATCAATACAAAAGCTACCTGGAATACACCTAGCATAATTTTTATTGGTTTAAAGTCTAAACTTATTTGAAGACGTCTCATAGACTTTTCAAAAGAAGAAGCATCAAAATCTTTCCACGCTTTATCTTGTAAAGCTTCTTTTACAGTAGATGTAACCTTCTTAAAAGTATTTTTAGTTTTAGATACTGCATCTTTAAAATCAATATTAGCTATTACTTCAGATATACTTTTAGCGACTCCTTTACCTAATTGGACTGTTAAAGAACCTATTTCTTTTAATTTAAGACCTTTACCTATTTTACTAAAACTCTCAGAAAAGGTATCACTAATGGCTGAGAAAGAAGATTTCCAAACAGTTAATACATCTCCTAGAGATACTGCTGTGGCAATAAAGCTCCCTATAAAATGTTTTAAATGTCCTTTAGAGCCATCTACCATTTGGCCTATAAATCCTGGAGTGGCTTTAGCAATATCTCTTAGAGCATATTTCAAAGAAAGTATTGAAGGTTGAAATATAGTAGCAAAGTGTACACTAAGATCTAAGATTCCACGTCTTACAGTAGTTATACCTCTTGCTAATTCAGCTAGAGACATAAAGAAAGCTTCTAAATTTCCTTTATTAAAAACTCCAGAAAATCTAGAAGTACTTGTTGTATAGTGGATTAATTTCTTAAAGAAAAAGTCTAGTTTAAGTACAGCAGTTCCAAAATAAATCCCGATTGTACCTGTGTTACCCTTCAGTGCTGTAGTAAGATTATCTAAAGCCTTGTGATAATCTAAGAGTGTACTGTTATCGAATTTAAATGTAAAGAAACCACCAATGCGTTCAGATGTCAATCTCCGTATAGCTTTTAATGCTTTCTCAACAGGACTTTCTATACTAAAAATATCAGATATGTTCCACCTTTTAAATCTGTAGACGAAACTTCCAGTAGCTTTATCTAAACTATTTAATGTGTTTAGAAAGTCTTTCTTAAAAGTACTATTGAAAAAGTGTTGTGGAATTGCTGTTTTAAATTGTCTACCCAGTTCTACAAATATATCCATTAAAGGTCTTATAACAAGTAATGCACCTCTTTGTATAGAATTAAAGGTACTCTTTACTTTTAAACCGAATTCTTCAGCTCCATCAGCTGCATTCATAAAGATCTTACTCATCTTCCAATTCTTCTTAGAAATAGCATCAGTCAGTCCTAAACCTTTATCTAGTTCTGATACGAATACTTTTATAGAATCACTAAGAACAACTCCAGATTGTCCGATAGTAAGATTTATGTCTTTGAATTCTTTATTGATTTGAGTGGATTGATTAAGTAAAGCTTTAAATACTACACTAGAAGTAACTTTACCTTCTGCAGCCATTGCCCTTAATTCGCCAGTACCAATCTTAAGATCATCTGCAATAGCCTTAGCTATCCTAGGTGCTTGCTCCATTACTGAGTTTAACTCTTCTCCTCTCAGTACACCAGCAGCAAGTCCCTGTCCTAATTGAACTAGAGCTAACTGACCCGAAGCATTATTGTTACCATATATTGCTAATGCCTTTTGAACGGTCTCTGTAACTTTAAGAATTTTAGTAGTTTCAATATTAGCGGATTTAAGCGATCTACCAAAGGAAGCGAATGTTCCTACAGTACCTGCTAATGAAGAACCTGTTCTAACTGCTATTTGCTGCAATTCTTTATTTGCTGCTACTAATCCTTTTGTTCTTCCTGTAACAGAGGCTATTTGGTTAGAAAGATCAGCGAATTCTGTTGATACTGATTTAACAAAATTCAATGCTAATCCTGCACTCCCAATTAGGCTTAGAGTCTTAATCATTGAAGAAATGGCACTACCTGTCTTACTTGCCGTTCCTTCTATACTCCTTATAGATCTATTTATTTCAGTTAAATCCCTCTGTGCCTTGTCTGACTTGGCATCAAACTCAATTGCTACAGACATATCCACCTCGCGAAATAAAGCCCGCTGACCCAGAGTAATCTCTGAATAAGCGGGCGATTGTTACCTATCCCGAACTATCATGCCACGCACCACAAGATTAGGGTTATCTAAAATGGTTTGTTCTATGAAATGTGCTGGGGCTTGTTTTGAAGTCCCCTCATTTAAAAAGTTGATATGAGGTACATCATTCTCTATGGTGTTTTTATTAAGATGCCATCCATCTCTAGCTTCACCTGTATCTACAGGAGTAGCTTCTTTCAAAGCAAATAATGTTTTCTTAAGTTCAATTTGTGCTTTACGATCAATCTCCAACTTTACGTCTTTTCTCAATTTTAACATTGCCTGACGAGATCCATGAATCTTTATCAATTATATCGCCTCCTTCGGCTGACATTATCTTTTGAAATAAAAACGATTGTTGGAATTTTGCTGTATCAAGCATTCCATCTTTAACTTTCGTTACTTGCTTCTTATTCAATAAAGCTAAGCTAGTAAATATTGATTCTGGTTTGCCTTTAAATCCTTGTATCTGGAGTAGTTTTAGAGTTCTATCATCAGCACGCCATTCTACAGGACGTTTCTCAAAATAATCCATCCAGCCTAAAAGTTCTTCATAAGGCATTTCATCCATCAATTTGTATATAGGAATTTTCAGATGATAAGCTATTTCATACATAGCTACAGCTTCATCTGAAAGTTCTACTTTCCCGCTTGTTCACCAATTCCTGAAAACTTCATAATCTCGTTGGACAATTTCGAAAGTTCATCCAACGGGAAATTGTTGAAATCATCATCGGAAAGATCATTAGCACCATCTACAGAAGACCGAATTACAGTTTTAAGAATTTCAAAACCTTCATTCTCATCATCAGCAATAACCTTAGCCCTGGTCTGAATAAACAATACTTCAGAGACACTAAGCTTATTAATTTTGATATTATCGCCCATAAATTTTGCATCTTTGGACATACGTTTACCAACCAAGCCTCTAATTCCGTCAGTCGCCATTTTACTGCTCCTTAATGTTGGGACTTTTAAAAGTCCTACTGTTTTTGGTCTGGAAGTCATCGATTTGCTTCCTCATGTTTTGTAATACAGAAAGAGTACTAAATAATTCCAGTGATTTTTCTGCATCAGTTACCAATTCAGGTGCCCTAGCAAGAGTTTTATTCATTGAAATTTCAATACTTCTTTTCATGTGTTTAGCGGTTACTTTTAATACATAACCCATATCAAATGGTTTCATGTTAACTCTCATTTGAAGGGGAGCCATTAAGACTCCCCTTCGATTAATGATTAGGCAGTAGCGTCGGTGAAAGCCCCGAAGAACTTAGACTGAATAGTAATCGTAATTGTGGCGGTGTTAGCATCAGTAAGCTGAGGATTAACAACCATTGCTTCGATCTTACCCAGCCAATAGAACTGAGTATTCTCTACAGAGCCAATCTTAGCAGAACCGGCAGCGTATTTACCAATGCCCGGATCAGCGTTCAAAAGAGAAAAGCGGAAAGGAAACTGCTTCTTAGAAGCCATAGCAATACCAAGAAGTGAAGTAGAAGACCAGTCAGTAGCAACATAGTTGACGGTAATCTCCATAGAAGGAGAATCTGATTGTCCCTGAATCTGCTGACTAGCAGATTGTCCAAATACAGGAACGTTAACAACGTTAGGCGGCGTTCCAAGAGCAGGAAACTCACGAACGTCTTTAACACGAACAAAAGTACCAGTGGCCTTAGTTCCACCATTAGAAGCTACTTCGGTTGCAAAAAGCAATTCAAATTCACTTTGCTCATCAAGTGCAGTCAACTGAGAAGCAGTGAGGTCAGTCAAGGGAAGAGCAATGGACAGGTCCGAGAACATACCTGCGCCGATAGATGAAATGTGTCCTTTAGATGGCATGTTTAAACTCCGTAAAAGTTAAATGGGATTTGATACATTGTTCTGAAAAGTGATGGATTATCACTATCAGTTTTGCCTACGTTAATAGTACTGTTTTGAAACTGCGTAACATTGCCTGTTACAGTCGTTACTGATTTAAATTGGATATAGTTATCTAATTTATCTGCTATGGTAAAACTTCTCTTAGG